CTTGTATTGCTGCTAGGATTTACATTATTATTTATATGGCTAGTCAGTTCATACATTTTTTCCTCTAAAGTAGTTAACGTATTCTGTACAAATGCATCTTGAATATCTTTTGTCAAATATTCTATTCCGCAATCTTTATTAGGCAGTTGAATAATGCCTAATTTTTTCATTTTTACAAGTTCTTCATCATCAATAATACAGCCTGTTATTTTAATGTATGCTTGCCTAAAATCACCTATTTCCGAAACAGTAGAGGATAACACTTCTTCATAAGAATCTTGAAGTAGCTTAATATCATTGTAAATGGTATCTAGTTCAGCATCTTCAGATATTTTACAAGCACTAACTGGAACATTTTTAAATATATTCCTGTCTTCACCAATTAGTGTTAACCCCGAACCGCTTGCACCACAATTATAATGCTCAATTATTCCTTCTGGTAAATATAAATCCATATACACATTCTTATCAAAGAATTGTTTCTTGTAGAAATACATGAATAGTTGAATATCTTCATTTTCATCAGTCAGCGCATAACCATTTAAAGGTGAAATAATTTTAGCACATATACGGCCTTGAGAATCTAAGTAATATAATTCCCATGCCTTACCAAACTTCAGCATATTGGCACATAAATTTTGGTCGTGTTTTTCGCTCCAATGAGACAAATTATCTGATATCGCTTTAATAATATCTTCATCATAAGATTTGGATATATATGTTATCTTATTACCAAGAATATAAGAGCACTCTTCTTTAATGAATTTGCGAAGATAGTTAACCCCAGCTTTTTGATTAGTCCTACTTGTGATAATTTGAAAATTCTTTAAAGCATCAGTATTACCAACATAATAATCCTGCATCTTCCTATATAGAAATTTGCGCGTACTATATTCTTTTAAACATTCTCTAAGGAGATTTGTTTTGTATTGATTTTCTATGTCTTTCACCTACTTTTTATAGTCCTAATAATCGTCTATCGGAAAAAGTTATATAGTTTCTGGGCGGTTGTATATTTGCTATATGCTGCATTGCATCAGCTAAACAATCCGGAAAATCATCATGCAAGCTATACTTGCAACCACAAAAATCTTTTAACTGATCTATAGACTCTGTATCGTCTGAATTGAAAATAACTCGGCCCATATTTACATCACCAACAATAGCATTAATGCGATTATCTTTATTGCCGGTACGAGTTTTATTGATAATGGTAATCGGCCTGTTTCGCAAATCATCATCTTTATCAATTAACTCTCTTATGCGGATAGCGTCAGCGCCGGAATACACATTTTTCTCAATGCTTAGATGTGTTATATCCTGATAATCTTTTAATATTTGAATGGTTAATTGTATGTAATCATCCATCTCAAAATCATGAATGAGTGATTTTCTTGCATATTTAACGCTGTTTTCTGCTTCCGATAATACGCAAAAGGCATAATAATCTCGCTTGCTTCCCACTCTGTTTGTTCCGGCTGGGTCAATAGATAAGATTGTTTTCTTAAAAGTATTGGCTTCAATTTCTAGTACTGGTCTTGTGAGAATTGTTTTAAATAAGCGTACACCGACATTATCAATATTGCCCTGCATTTCTTGTTCAAATGACACTGGATTTTCATAATATAGCAAAGCCATATCAAGGCATGACCAATAATCTTGCCATAACAAATGAAACTGCATTTGCTCTTCATGCTGGTAATAAAATTCTTTGGAATCATCAAGCCTGAATTCATTCGATTTATCTAATAGCAGGAACTTAAATTCTTGCCATAATCCACTATTAAAATGCTCTTCCAGATTATCAAGCAATACGGCTTTTTCTTGGCGTGTTTTCCAAGTAGGGGAGTTGCGGAGCCGATCATAGAAGTCACCTTTACATTGCAGGGTGCCAAGAGCAATAATGGTGCTGTTATCCTTCTGCATAGCATAATTGATATCATCAGAAAAGCGTTTCCATTTTCGTTCCCTCTGCTCATCTGATACAAGCTCATCGGCTTTTTGATAATCGTCAAGTAAAGCAAGCTCAATGCGCTTATTATTATAGGCTTTACCCCTCAACGAGCTGGAGGCGCTTACACTCTGGATCATGGTTTTGTTGGAAAGCTCTATCTTTTCTGAATTGCACACGCATTTTCTGGGATCAAAGAGCTTGCCGAATGCCGATTCAATAAAAGCATTTCCCTCAATGGCCATACGAATATTTTTTATAAACGCCTCGGCGGTATCTCCGATAGCTGAAGCAATCACGGTAAAAGTTTTAAACTTATAAACGGCGCACCAGATAGCAACAGCCAGTGTAATAACTGTGCTTTTGCCTAATCCCCTGGGCAAGATATATGCTTGCTTGTCATGAAACTTTTTGAGGATCATGTTTTGAACCTCGTCCCACATGGTGTAATGGATATCTGCCAAAGCTGCTTTATCTTCACCGGTGTATATGGCTTGTAGAAAGAATAGACAGAAAAATTCAAGACTTTTTTGTCCTAGGCTCCAAGCGACATTATGATAGCCAAACAGATTATCCTTGTTTGCAAGTAAGATTTGCTTTGCCTGATCTTTGCCGTAAAACCTGATAAGATATTTTGTAAGTAGCTGAGTATTTTTGATTGTGTTTATATCCGATTTTGATATGGTATCACCTTCTTTGCTTTTTGGTTTTTCTTTTGAAACACAAGAGCTTGATTATGAAGCATCCATTACTTGTGTTACAGTTCAGTTGCGAATCAATATTTTGTGTATAGCTGTATTGACACATCCTAATTAACACTATATAATGTGTTTATAGAAGGAGGTGATACTATGCCAATCACGAGGACTAAAACCATTCGCAAGAATGGCGTAACTCTCAAAATCAAAACTACTACTCCGACACAATATGAAATTCGGAGAGATCTTGAGAGAGTGGTTAACAAGGCCCTGAAAAAATAGGCGCCAGTTATGCGGATGAAAGAGAGGTGAGAATTTGAACAAAAAGCAGACAAGCAGTAAGGTTGCTTCTGTTGCATCTAAAGTCCTTCGTGATGGAAGGACTAGTAAGGCAAGTAAAACGGCCGCTGCTAGCGCACTTTCCCAGACCAAGAAAAAGTGAATATTGCTCTAACTGGCTGAGCTGGGTGTAATATCCCAGCTCTTCTTATTGTTATTTCCTGTAACTGGACATATAATTTAAAAGGGTGATTATGTTGGATTGGAATATATTTTGGAATGCCTTTGGAGCTATAGGTACAACTATAGGTTCTCTGGTAACAGCGATAGCAGTTATAATTGCAGTAAAGCAATATAAAGAACCATTGATAAAGAGATTAGTAATAAAAATGACACGGGCTTTTACTGTTGGCAACATGCCTGATACAGATATGATTTGTATTAGTGTTGCAAATACAGGGGTACGTCCAATATCAATAACAAACATTTATTTGAACATAGGGACAAAGAATTTTGTAATCAACTACATTCAATGTGTAATACCTGGTGCAATGAAACCAGTGCAATTTCCTGTTTTATTACAACAAGAAGATAACATTGAAATTTATCTGTACTTAAATAATCTTCGTGCCTTTTTCCATGATGAAGTTATTATAGGCCAATTTAATACAACTGATAGAGTCAATATCTTAGTTACAGACAAAACTAACGGTTCTCACATCGAGAAAACCGGATACACTATTGCTGATTTTCTTAAATAGCTTTGGCTTGAAAATTGGTAGAAAATTAGTGGAGCTTACCGCACCTCCATATCCCTGCACCAAAAATAGAATGCCACCCCCTAATCAAAGAGAGTGGCAAAATGATTTTTAGTTTATTGTTCGGCCTCATATACCTTGATGTATCTGTATAGTGTTGTGCGTCCAACATCTAGTAATCGCGCAAACTCAACGGCGGTAATGCTCCCGGCCTTCCATTGCTTATAATACTTATCAAAGCTTTTTGGTAAATCGACTGGTGGTCTGCCTATGGGGTTACCTTTTTTAGTTCCAAACATCTTGGCTTTGAGCATACCTTCCCGGATACGATCATTAATAGTTTCTCGCTCCATCTCGGCAACAGCACCCAAGATAGTGACAAGAAACTTATAGCCGCTGCCATCAGTGGAGATACCTTCCTTGACAAAATGTATTGTAGCTCCCTTAGCCTTGATGGTATTGGTAAGCTGCCGCAGATCATCAACATTACGTCCCAGACGGGATATACTCTCACAGTAAACAATATCGCCGTCCTGAAGCGCATCAATCATAGTCTTAAGCGCTGGTCTATCAGCATCTTTACCGGACTGTTTATCAATAAATCGCTTATCAATATTGTATTTGTCTAAGGCAATTTCTTGCCTTTTCTCATCCTGCTTTTGCGTGGAAACTCGTTCATAAGCATAAGTCATGTGTTTCATCTCCCTCATATCCTTTATGATACACTGTTTCATAAAGGTTGTCAAGACAGCAGAACACATCTTCAAAAAATTATAACCCTCATATCAAGCTTTTCACGGCTTGTATAAGCTAAATATATCCGTACTTGATAACTATAGTTTTATGGCACACGTACTTGCGTCACTTTTACCCTAAAAACTGATCATTTTACTCTTCATACTCATTGCCGGTCACAGCATCGAAAGCCGCCAGTACATCAATGCTATTTTCCTCACGCCTGTCATCAAGGGTAAGGCTATTGGCAATCCGGCCTAGACTGCGATCAATCCAGTTTGCTAAAGCCTTTTCCTTTGTACGTACGTCCGTAGAGGAAGTGCAAATTGCCCAATATTCCTCAATCGCACGAGGCAAACGGGAAGTAAATTCTTTGTTTGCTTGGTTTTTGACTGCCTGTAGCGCTTTCTCTAGCTTAGCCGTAAATGTTTCATCCTTCAGCCAATTATAAATTGTACTCCTATCGACCTGCAAACAAGTTGCAATCTCTTGTTTTGTATAGTCTCCAGTACACAGCATTTCAACAGCCTGTTCCTGTTTATCATTCAATATTTTAATATTATTTCACCTCAACATTTCTACATAATTTTTAATAATGGACAAAAATAACTATCGATAATTATTAATCTTTAATTATCGTAATTTTATATATTGATTTTCATAATATAATTTAAGAATTTATCACCGAATTCAGTGGTTCGTTTAGCATATATGCCTTGTTCAGACATAATTCCATCAGTAAATTTTTGCATTAGTCCATAGTTATACAAATCTCTAATTATCATATTAATGAATTCATCTTTATTCTTTAATTCTTCATATGCTGCGATTAAAGCAGTACTTGCTGATCCCATATAAATATTGTGCTTTAGTTTTTTGTTTTCTTCGTACCATTTATTTGGATCTATAAAATAGTATAATATCTTAATATGCCAGACGCTTAAATCATCAATCATTTTTAAAAATAGAAATTGTTCTGTTTCTTCAATTGATGTATTGATTGCAGTATTTATAACTGCATTATGTAATACCATCAATTTTTCAGGTTGATGGTTTTTTAATGCCAACTGTGTTGCATGCATAAATACAGAAATAAACATTTCGTTCTTTGCCAAGTCTTCAACCTTAAAATCATCTATTCTGTTTTCTAATTTAGTTAATGATGAATATATCTCTAATAACCATTTATCTCGCCTTTTCTCTAGGGGAGGTGCAATGACAAGGTTGAATAGTTCTGTAATTGCACTTCCAACAAAGGGTATTGATGAAAGAGCCGCACCTACCCCTGCATGTACATAATCACCTGTACTATTTTTAAGATCTTTTAAAATATCGTTTGTCATATTAAGCCCCTCTTTATACAGTATACCTTTATTAGTATTTTATAGCACATGTAAAAGTTATGCAACACTGTATTTGAACTTATTTATAATAATTTAATAAAACAATCCCCAATGTAAAAGCCCTCATCATTATCAAGTTTAGTAATTTCACATTCATCCGGTAAAAGCTCAGCAAGTTCTTTGATTACTGAATATTTAACTTTATTATTCTTAATCTTCCGATCATATTCAAGATATTTCTGTGCAAGTAGAGCATGTATAATTTCATCACTTAAAATCTTTTCAGCAGCGTCACATATTTTATTTAAACTTATAATTGTAGAATTCATCGCACGGGCAATATGATCCGGACTAGAGCACTTTTTCAATATTCTCTCAGATTTTTCAATATCCAATCCGCTGATTATTTTAATTATACTAAACTTATCATAATTTGCTTCCATTAATGTTTTTCAACTGCCCTTCCATAGCACGAAAGTGAACCTTCTATAGAATTAATGTTTACTCTTACATATGACCATTCATCTAGATCAATCTTTTGCACATATGTACTTGCTTTAGTGTATAGAATTGTTTTCCAATCATCATATAGTACATTCCGACCTTGAATAGAACATTCAAAACTGCCAGTGCAATTAAATGATATATAAATAACATCGGCATCACCAATAGCATAGATATTACTTGATCCAGTAGAAATCATATTTTCGCAAAATACAAAAGTTTCTATCTCTTTTCCCATATTTATTGTTCTCCTTTAATTTTCACAATTACTTTGTCAATTATATCAGTACTTTTTACACCAGAATATTTTAATTCATTCATATTATGAAAGATCAATAACACTTCCGGCATTAACAATATCTCCTTCAGCAACAATACGTTCGCGTTCGGCTCTACACTCAAGGGCTTCTTTTTTTAACGCTGTAAAAGCATCTATAACATCTGTATCTGAAAAGAAATAATAGCAATGTCTTTTATGTTCAGGGTCATTTTTTGATTTTTCAATTCTATAAAGCTTAGAAAATAGTCCATATGAACAAATCATTTCTTCAGCCATTTTTCTACTAAATATAATTAGAGATTTTGTTTTATTTGTCTCAGTATTTTTGTCATTTATTTGCAATTTTTTATCAATCTTTAATTTATCCATTGTTTCTATTTGTGTATCGTTCAGCATTTGCTTCCCTCTTTTTCTGTATGTATTGGTTAACAACGGTTTGAATATCTGGATCAGGATAGAAAAAGTACTTTACTTTATAAAGATTGTATTTATCCCTTCTAACACCTTCTAGCTTTGATAGCCCAAATTCACGAATTATTTGCTCAGCTAATTCAAAACCAATTACCATGATATTTCTTTGCTCAGTATTTTCTTCCATTAAATAATCTCCATTAATCATTATTTTCATCTTTATCCATAAAACTGCCTATATCGTCAACAATATCTTCATCTTCATTATCAAACTTTATTTCCATTTTCCTTCCTTCTTTATCAAGCTCCCAAAAATAGATTTCACTTCTACTAATCAGACTTTTTATCTTTCTATTAGTTTCATTATAAAATTCTTGTAGAACGTCACCGATCTCATCATGTCCTGCATAATTGCATCGAAACATTAAAAAGTCAATTACTCTTAGCCTTTTCATTAAATTCTTAGCCTGATCAACTTCGCCTTCAGAATCTTCAATGCTTGCGACTATTTCTTTTAACATTTATTATTTATCTCCCTTTTTATTGTTTTGAGGTATATAGTTTTCGCAAAAGCCAAAAAGCGGATGAACTCTATACTTATTTTTACAATCTACATATCTCCAGCATGTAGAACAACTCATACTTGCGGCTTTCTTATCTGCTTCTCTATTGTTTTGAGCACATATTTTAGCCATTTCAAAGTTATCAGAATTTAAATAACCTTGATAAATACAATGGTCATCTGCTGCGAGTTGCCAAATCTCGATATCATATTTTTGATCATCTACGGCATGCAATGTAAACTTATCTATATCCTCAAGTCTTTCACCATCATAATAGATTTCCGATGATCCATCAATTTTCAATGCTATTACAGCTTCAATGTCTTTATTCTTTGACATCTTTTCAAATATGTTTGTATTTTTTATGTTTTATCAATTCCTTTTGCAGTTTGTATAATTATAAGGCATTTCAGGCGGCAAGCATCTCAGCTCACCGCCCTGCAAATAGATG